ATTTGCGAAATACGACTGCGGCGTATCGGATACCAGCCTTGCCAATTTCCACCCCAGCGCTACTGCATGGTGGATTCTCGACAAGATAACCAAGCAGGCCGGATTCACGTTCGAAATGCCGAGCAAATACGCCAGCGCATTGCGAGCAATAGCGATTCCGTGCTTGAGCCGAAACGCATCAGACGCAAGCAATGAGGCGGAGGCCACAGTATCTATATATCCATTCCTAACATACAGCAACGGCTTTTGGGGGTATTCTATCGCAGGCAATAACGGGACGGACAGACACGGCGTTTTCGACCCGGACGATAGCACCAAAATCCGCAAGGTCGACAACGCGACAAAGGTGATTATATCCATTGTAAACCAATCGGGGGCACAGTTGGGAATGGTTCTCTATTCCAACAGCGCCAGCGAATTTCCCAGCCGTGTATATATCCGAGCGACACGATACAGTGACCGCGACGAAACAACGACGCAAATAGCCGTCAGCATCGGGTCGTCGTCGGTATCGTCGTCGACGGGGATGTATGCGTATAAGAAAACGTATTATTTCGCCGATATTGAAGAGGAAATCACGTGGGGAGAATATGACTACCTGCGCTTGTTCCCACATAACGGAACGTCGGTAATTTCCGGTTCGAGATTGGGAAATACCAAACTTACGATTACGGAAGACTTCGAAACCATCATCTATCCGAGTTTG